GTGAAGCTAAATCAAAAACAAAAGCGCTTCTGTGAGGAGTACGTAAAACTTGGCAATGCTACACAAGCCGCAATTAATGCGGGATATTCGAAAAAGACAGCTTACTCTCAAGGACAGAGATTGTTGAAGAATGTTGAAGTCCAAGAATATATAGCAGAACTCAATGAAGAACTTAAAAAGGACAGTATAGCTGGAGCTGATGAGGTTTTGCAATTTCTAACTTCTGTCATGCGTGAAGAACAAACTGAGGAGGTTCTTAGATTAGATGGAGAAGGTGTTCAAGTCAAAGAAACTATTAAGGTTCAACCGAAAGACCGGATAAAAGCTGCTGAGCTTATTGGTAAGAGATATGCGTTATTCACTGATAAGAAAGAGGTTGAGGTCAATGATGTAACATTTGTCGATGACGTGCCAGAAGGTGATGACGTTGACTAAAATTAAAATGTCAATCAGCAAGGCTCTTGGTAAGGGCTATAACTCTTTCTATCATAGCCGGAACTTTTATAGAGTTGTAAAGGGATCACGTGGTTCGAAGAAATCAAAAGACACTGCAATTGATTACACTGTGAAAATGTTGAAGTATCCCTGGGCAAATCTTTTAGTGGTCCGGCGATTCAGTAACACGAACAAACAATCAACTTATTCTGACTTTAAGTGGGCAACTAACCGCCTGGGAGTTTATCATCTTTTCAAGTGGAATGATTCTATGCCAGAAATCACTGTCAAGAAGACAGGTCAAAAGATTCTCTTTCGCGGTCTTGATGATGAACTAAAGCTGACTTCTTTGTCAGTTGAAGTTGGTTATTTATGTTGGGCATGGTTTGAAGAAGCTTATCAAATTGAAAAAGAAGAAAAGTTTGACACGGTTGTTGAGTCAATCCGTGGGGCAAGTGATGAGCCGGGATTTTTCAAGCAGATTACTGTCACATTCAATCCATGGAGCGAAAGGCACTGGCTAAAGAAAAAGTTCTTTGATAGCGAGACAAAGGTAAAAGATGTTTTTACTAGGACTACAACATTTCGTATCAATGAATGGCTTGATGATCAGGATAGGCAGCGCTACTTAGATCTATACCGAACAAATCCAAGGCGGGCGAGAGTAGTCTGTGACGGAGAATGGGGAGTATCAGAAGGACTTGTCTTTAATAATTTTGAAGTTAGAGAGTTTGATATAGAAAAAATTATCCAAGAAGTGGGTGAAACAACTCATGGAATGGACTTTGGATATACAAATGACCCTACTACGTTGACAAGTTCAGTATTTGATCAAAAAAATAACACGCTCTACATTTACGATGAGCTTTACAAAACAGGAATGCTTATCAAGGATATTGTCAAAGAAGTTGAAAAACGGAATATGATGAAAACGGAGATTACCGCAGATAGTAGTAATCCAATGGTTATTGATGAGTTGAGAAACGCTGGCGTTCGAAGAATTCGAGGAGCAAAGAAAGGTCCTAACTCGATTGCATTCGGGATAGACTTCATGCAGGATTTAAAAATTGTTATCCATCCAAAATGTGAACACACCATTGAAGAATTTAATCTTTATCTTTACAAGCAGGATAAAGAAGGAAATTGGCTCAATGAACCTATTGATAAAAATAACCATATTATCGATGCACTTCGTTATTCTCTTGAACAATATTCAATCGGTAAGCCAAAGATAAACATTATGAAAGGAATATTATGAGTAACATTTCACTACTAAAAAATAATGTGATGATTAGTTCTACAACCAATGTCACAGAAAGTCTTATCCGCGAGGCGCTCACGCTTCATGCGCAGCTTCTACACAAGTTTAAAGAGGACTATGACTATTATGTTGGTAAACATAAAATTTTGACTCAGAAGCCAAAAGAGAACGGAAAACCAGACCACCGGATCATGGTGAACTTTCCAAAGTATATTGTTGATAGATACACCTCTTATTTTATTGGTGTTCCTGTGAAAGTAACTAGTGATGATGAACAAGTGAATGAATTTGTTGATTTATATCGAATGGAAAACGATATGGAAGACATGGAGTATGAAATTGCAAAGACAGCTTCAATTTATGGCCGCGCTTATGCTTATTTAGCACAAGATGAAAATTCTGATACGTTAATCACCTATGCGACACCACTTGAGGCTTTTGTGGTATATGATGATACAATATTCCAACGGCCATTGTTCTCGGTTTACTACAGCACCAACCAAACCACAGGTGAGTTTTCAGGAAGATATACAACAAGAACAGAAATAGTTGATTTTATAGGAGATACCTCAAACTTTGTAACCGATGAGTCTCAAATTAATCCTTACGGTGGAATTCCTCTGATTGAGATAGTTGAGAATGAAGAACGACAATCAGCTTTTGAAAATGTAAAAACACTTATTGACTCAGTTAATCGTACTTTATCCGAAAAGATGAATGATGTTGATGCCCTAGCCGATGCTTACTTAAAGATTTTAGGTGCAGAACTTGATAAAGATGCTCTTGAAAAACTGAGGGATAATCGAGTAATTAATATGGAAGGTGCAGATGGTAAGAGTATCGTTGTTGAGTTTCTTACAAAGCCGAATGGTGACACCACACAAGAAAATTTACTTGATCGTCTCCAAGACTTAATTTTCCAAATCGCTATGGTGGCGAATATTAATGATAAAGACTTTGGAAGTGCGGCTAGCGGAGTATCATTGCAATATAAATTACAAGCTATGAAAGATCTTGCTCAAGCTAAGGAACGTAAATTAAAGGTTGCCATGAAAGAGTGGTATAAAATGCTTTTCAAAGTACAGTCTATTACAGGAAAACTTCCAGAAAATGCTTGGAATAAACTAAATTATAAATTCACTCGTAATTTGCCAAACAACGTATCTGATGAAGCAGAAACAGCGAAGAATCTTGATGGAATCGTTCCAAAAGATATCCAACTCAGTGTTCTATCAATTGTGGATAATCCAAAGCAAGTAGCGAATGATATGGAAAAGGCTGCAGAACTTCCTAAATTACCAGTGATGACAGATACAAACGTGGAGAATGTAGATGAATAGTCGAGTATATTGGAGGTTGAGGGAAAAGGAGAATCAATTAAAGGTTCTCAGAGATCAACAAGAGTACGAACGTGAGCTTGCTCGTATATATGAGCAAGTCCAAAGAAATATTCAACGTGATATAAATAATTTCTATGCGAGATACTATAATCAAAAAGAAGGCTGGACTTTAGCAGATGTAAAGAAGGCCGTCAATCAATTTGATATAAAAGAATTTGAAAGCAAAGCAAAAGAATATGTTGAAAACAAAGACTTTTCCGCTGAAGCTAACGAACGATTGAAGCTTTATAATCTGACTATGAAAGTCAATCGCTTGGAGATGTTAAAATCTGAAATTGGTTTGGAAATGCTGAAAGGTAGCAGTGATTTAGACAAACACGTTAAAGAAAAATTACTAAAAGAAGCAAAAGCTGAGGCTGAACGTCAAGCAGGAATACTTGGGAGAACAGTTAATTCTCTTGATTTTAGCGACAAATATTTTAAGGTGTTGATTAATGGCAGCTGGAACCAATCGTCTTTCTCTGAGCGAATCTGGGGCTACAATGATAAATTAAAAGGTGTGCTTGATGGCTTAATTCCACAAATGATTATTCAAGGAAAGCACCCAACAGCATTAACTAAAGATTTGAGTAGAATTTTTGGATCAGCAAGATTCGAAGCTGAAAGACTTTTACGAACAGAATCAAGCCGTATCTATGGGGAGATGGCAAAGGAAGCTATCAAAAAGGCAGGTTATAAGCAATATGAATGGCTTGCAGAGCCTAAAGCATGTGATATTTGTCGCCCTATGGATGGGAAAACATTCGATATAAAGAATGCAGAGTTTGGAAAGTCATTATTTCCCATGCATCCAAATTGTCGTTGTTCAATTATTCCAGTTATTCCTGACTTTGATATTGATGATTATTTGGAAAGAGGAAATCAAGCTATAAATGAAGCTATGAAGACTTACAATGGGGACAACGCTGAGGATGTGAAAAAAGCATTCAAAGATATAGCGGGTGAAATAAATTAATTTTCAAAAGGGCACAAAACTGCATAGGAGTGCCCTTTTTTTTGCGCGAAAATTACTGTATAAGCCCATCAGTGTAAGGCTAAAAATATCACTAGATAGCTGCGGAGCTTTATACCAGGAGAATCATAATGAGTGAACAAACACCACCAGTAGAACTAAATGAAACACAGGTAGCTACACCGCCAGCAAATGAACCTACTCAACCACCAGTTGAAACTCCTCCAGCGGAGCCAACAAACGATGGTCCTACAAATGCTGATTTTGCAAAAATGCGAGTTGAAAACAACAAGTTAAAAAAGCAACTTGAAGCATTTGAAGAAGAAAAGCGAGAACGCGACTTTGCCAAAATGAGCAAAGAGCAACGTGCAAAAGCTGAACTTGATGAAGAACGTGAGAAGTTCGAAGCTGACCGTAAAGCATTTATTCAAGAAAAGCAACAAGCTCAGATTGCTGCTGATTTATCTGAAAAAGGCTTGCCTAAGTCTTTTGCAAAGGTTTTGGCGCTACTTGATAGTGACGAAGATGTTCTATCACTTATTGATGAAGCTGTCAAAGAACAATCTGAATTGATTGATTCGAAAACAAAGGCGCTTCTTGCAGGTACCCCACCAAAAGTGAGTCGGAATACTGGGGAAGCACCAGTCACAAAAGAGGCATTTAACAAAATGAGTTATGCACAAAAAATGGATCTTTATCAAAAAGATAAAGAATTATACAACAAGCTAAAGGAGGCTTAATAAATGGTACAAGGAAAAACAACTACTGCTAATGTAGTTATCCCAGAGGTTATGGCTGACATGATTTCAGCAAAATTGCCAAGCAAATTGCGATTTGCAGGGCTTGCGGATATTGATGACACGCTCACTGGTAAACCAGGAGATACTATCACTTATCCAAAATGGAAATATATTGGCCCAGCTGAAGATGTTGCGGAGGGTGAAGCAATTCCATTAGATCAACTTGGAAAAGATGTTGCTGATGTAAAAGTGAAAAAGGCCGGTAAAGGTGTAGAAATTACTGATGAAGCAATGCTTTCAGGTCTTGGTGATCCAATCGGCGAAGCTGGACGTCAACTTACATTGTCAATTGCAGACAAAGTTGATAATGACCTTTTAGCGTTAGTTGATACTTCGACTCAAAAAGTTGAAACAGCAACAGCTGGAAAAATTACACTTGCAGATTTGCGAAAGGCTATCGATGTATTTTCAGACGAAGATTTGCAAAATATGGTTCTTGTAACTTCCCGAACTGATGCAACAAATTTGCGTGATGAATATCTTGCAGCTAACTCAGGTGCTGATGTTGCAGCAAATATGCAAACAGCAGGAGCATTTGCTCGTGTCTTAGGTGTGGATATTATCCGTTCAAATAAAATTGCTGCAGGTAAAGGCGCCTTGGTTAAAACTACAATTGATCCAGAAACTGAAGAAACAGGAAGGGCGTTCCGTATTGTTATGAAACGTGGTGTGCAAGTTGAATCAGATCGTGACATTATCAAAAAATCTACGGTGATCACAGCAGATGAACATTATGGTGTTTATCTCTATGACCCAACTAAGCTCGTCCTCATTACTACACCCTGAGGCTCCCCAGGAACCAACTGGGGTTACGCTAAATAAAACAACATTAACTCTTGCTGTTGGTGCAAAAGAAACACTGACTGCATCAGTTGAGCCTGTAGATGCTGAAGATAAAACTGTGACTTGGTCATCAAGTGATGAAACTATTGCTACAGTATCAGCAGAAGGGGAAGTGGAGATTATTGCAGAAGGTCTTGCAAATATCATAGCTTCTACAGTAAATGGAAAAACTGCTACTTGTGCAGTAACAGGTTCAGCAGCTTAATAAAGTGAGGTGAAAAATGAGTATGCTATTACGTCGTTATCATCAAAAGGAAGAGGCTCAAGATATTGTGCAAGACAATGAACCTTTTGACGATAATTCCAATGGTAAAAACCAAGGAAATGAAAAAACACAGGAAATTGCCAAACCGAATTCAAGCTCAAAAAAAGATGATATTAAAGCTTACTTGACAAGTAACGGAATCGAATTTGACGAAAGTGCCAATAAGGATGTTCTTCTGGCATTGGTTGAATAATGTCTACTATTGATGATCTTAAAGTAATGCTTGATTTTGATGGTGAAGATGAAGCACGTGATAAAAGATTGAATCTGATTATCAAGAATGCTGAAGCTTCACTTTTGACCCGGTTGCCTGGACAGAAAGAAATCCCTAATGAATTAAGTTATATCGTTGTTGAACTTGCCATTATTCGTTTTAACCGGATTGGAAATGAAGGTATGAAAACTTTCAGGCAAGAGGGTGAGGATATTACCTACGATTTAACAGATGATTTAGCGCCTTTTATGGATGCTATCAATGCTTGGTTAAATAACCAAGAAGATCCTCCAGGCAAAGCTGGAAAGGTCCAGTTTCTATGAGATATGGTGAAACAGTTACTTTTGTAAAGGTGATTGAGGGTGGAAAATATGATCCAGTTGCTGGAGATTATAGCAAACCCACAGAAGTCCGAACTGTAAAGCAAGCTAATGTATCTGCAATGACCGCACAACGCCAACAAGTGACCTATGGGGACGTGAGAAACACACGATTTACTATTAGGCTCCAAAGAGAATGCACTGCCCCTTTTTCTCATATTGAGTATAAAGGTCAAAAATACATATTAGATACTGACAAAACACCCCGGAATTCGTCAGTACTTACGGTGATTAGAAATGGCTAGTGTATCAATAAAAGGCGCGGATGCTTTAAAGAAAGCATTGCAGAAAAATTTAAAGCTTGAGGCGGCAAAAAAAGTTGTCAAAAATAACAGTGATCAATTGCATAATGCTCTTGTTCGAAATACGAGGAAAGGCGTTGTCTTCTCAAAAGGGTATTCCATGGAGCAAATCAATCAAGATATTGCTTCACGTATGCCTGAGTATAAAGATGGTGGCTTATCGTCTGAACAAGGTACAGCGAAAGATTACGCACCCTATTTGATCAATGGGACACGATTTATGGAAGCAGAAGATTTCATGAAAGAACCTTTTGAAACACAGCAGGAAAAATTCAAATCAGATATGGAGAAGTTAGTTAAATGAAAACACAATGGCAAGACCTTCATGACAGATTATTCATGATTGCTCAAAGACAAGTAGGGGATGCTAATGTCTATGACTATCGACAACTTGATGATGTGAAATACCCTTTTGTAGATTTCAATGATTCTGACTGGACTGCTTCCGGAACTAAAATCGGCGGGGCAATAAAAAAATTCAATTTTACTTTAAATGTTTGGTCAGAAATAGAAGATTTAAAAAACTTGTCAATTTACGCTGAAAATATCATGAGTCAAGCGAGTAAAGCAAAAGACTTTACACTACTTGTCAATGAATCGAGTATAAAATACTCCATTGACAGAACTGTCACGCCAAATGTTAGGCGGGCAATGATTACATTAACTTTTAGATAAAAAGGAGAAATAAAAATGGCTGGAGAAACAGTTACACCACAAGCGGTCCAAGGAAAAAATATTGTTTTCATGATTCGTAAATATGCAGACCGCAAAACAAAAGCTGCAAGTTCTGTTATTTTTCAAACAGACTATGGCCGTTCGTTAAGCGCGGATAGTGATGCAACAGCAACTAAAGACGGTAATGTCAATACTTCTAAACCTGCGGCAACAGAAGTCACAGCATCACTGATTTTGTCCACACAAGATGATCTAATTGATGAATTAGAAGAGGCTTGTCAAAATGGTGATTTACTTGAAATTTGGGAAATTAACCTTCAAAAACCTACTACAGACGAAGGTACAACACCTATGAAATATAAAGGTAAGTACATGCAAGGGACTTTAACTTCATTTGAACTTTCTGCGAAAGCTGATGATCTTGCAACGTATGATAGTACTTTCTCAATCAATGGGAAACCACAAAAGGGAGAAGTTACTGTAAGTAAAGAAAATCAAGAAGAAATTGATTATGTCTTTGCAGACACAACTGCTACACCCTAATGCTCCCCAGAATGTAACTGGGGTAATTAATAGTGATGGATCTATTACTGTAAATTGGGACAAGGTAGAAGGAGCCCTCGCATATCTTACGCATTATGGAGATGCTAACCAAGGGGCGCCTTCGGAGCTTAAATATATGGGTTACTCCGAAACGAACTCATGGACTCTAGCTAAAGAGAATGTCCCAGAGCTTCAGACAGGAGATTTTATTCTTGTAACGGTACAAACCTACAATGCAAAAGCACCTGGTGATATTGCTACAGAAGTAGAAAAAGCCGCTTATCTTCATGATGGACCATTTACTGGATCAGCATGGAGTGAAGCTGTGACACTAACATTAACAACTAATTAAGATATCAGGAGAAAAAAATGGAATTAGTAATCAACGAAAAAACTTACACTTTAAACTTTGGAATGCGCTTCTTGCGTGATATTAACAAAAAAGTTGAAGCACCAATTGAATTTGGTTCAGCTATCAAGCAACAAATTGGATTGAAGTACTTTGTTTCTCTTCTTTTGGATGGAGATATCACTGCACTCGCAACAGTTATGATCACTGCAAATGCTGGTCAAAAACCTAATCTCACACAAGCAATTGTTGACAACTATTTTGACGATGAAAATACTGATATCGATGCTTTATTTGATAGCGTGATGGAGGGTTTAGAGACAGCGAATGCTACGAAGAAAGTAGTCATTCAACTCAAAGAGGCAGTGGAAGCAGCGGAAGCGCAACAAGAATAGATGCTGATGAATTCTATGAAGCGGTAGCAGTGAACTGCTTCCGTTTTTTTGGGATAACAAATTGGGATGAGATAGACCGACTGACATTAAAGCAATACAGGATCATGAATGAGGCTTTACGATTGAGAAATATTGATGAAGAATTTTCAGCACATCGGCAAGCCTGGTTAAATCGAGAAGTTAAAGCTGAAAAAGAGGTTGGGAAGAGAATTGAACCAGTTTATGCGACTTTCAAACAATTCTTTGATTATGACAAGTTAACTGGTGAAAAAACTGATGAGACTCATCAAGTGGAAACATTTGAAAGTCGAATCAGTAAAATGTATCAAAAACGGAAAGGAGGAAAATAATGTCAGAAAGCTATACAGTATCAGCAACACTAAGTGCGAAAGACCAAGGCTTTACAAGTACTATGAAAGCAGGGCTTGGGGCACTTGATTCTTTAACGGCCAAGGCTGCTAAGTCTGGAAGTATTTTTAAATCTGTTCTTGGTGCAAATGTCATTGGTTCAGGAATTACCAAGGGACTTAGTTTGGTTAGTACTGGAGTTCGAGGTCTTGTTTCTGAATTGGATGATTCCAGCAAAGCTTGGCAAGTCTTTCAAGGAAATATGGAAGAGTTAAAAATGCCAACTAAGGACATTAGGGCTGCTAAAAAGGATATGCAACAGTTTGCCACACAAACTATCTATTCTGCCTCTGACATGGCCTCTACGTATTCACAACTTGCTGCGGTAGGTATAAAGAATACTGGTGAGCTTGTCAAAGGCTTCGGTGGACTTGCAGCGGCTTCTTCTGAGCCTACTCAGGCAATGAAGACATTAAGTCAACAAGCAACCCAAATGGCAGCTAAACCTATGGTGCAATGGCAGGACTTTAAACTTATGCTTGAGCAAACACCAGCAGGGATTTCAGCTGTGGCAAAAACCATGGGAATGAGCACCAAGGACTTAGTTAAAAATGTTCAAGATGGAAAAATAAAAACTCAAGAATTCTTCGATGCAATTACAAAAACGGGTACAAATGCCAACTTTACAAAGATGGCCACTCAATTTAAAAGTGTTGGCCAAGCTGTTGACGGTCTGAAAGAAGGTCTTTCTAATAAGCTCATGCCAATCTTTGAGCGAGTGAGCAAAAAAGGAATTGAGCTAGTCACGAACCTTTCTAATGCTATCGAAAAAATTGATTTTGAAAAGATAGCCAATAAGGCAATGGCCTTTATCGGAAATATTAAAAAGGGATTTTCTCAAATTTGGTCTGGCTTTAAAGATTCGGGAGCAATATCTGCGCTGTCTTCAGCATTTTCAGCAATAGGTGCAGCAATTAAAAATGTTAAATCTGCTTTATCTGGCGGCGTGGGTGAAGGTTTGAAAAATCTTGGCTCATCATTAGGAGGACTAACTTCTAAAGCTGCAGGCGTGATTGAATCGGTTGCTAATGCCATTGCAAAAATGTCTCCCGGACAAATTAATCAAGTTGTTGGGGCTTTAAAAGCAGCTGCAACCGCAATGATTGCTTTTAAAGTGGGATCAATGGCCTTTCAAAAAGGGCTAGCAGTCTACAACGGAGTAGCCAAAACAGTTGGCGTTATCAAGTCCCTTACTTCAGCATTGAAAGGCTTATCCGCAGTTCAAGGGGGAAAAGGAACAAAAGCCCTTGCGGATATTCCGACAGCCCCAGCCACTTCAAAACTTACAGGCTGGACTGGAGTTGCTAAAAGTGTAGGAATTATTGTCGCAATCGGTGGCTCAATGAAATTGGTTGCTTCAGCATTCAAGGATATGGCAAATATTCGAGTATCTTGGGGGCAACTTGGCAAGAACTTAGCACAAATGGGCACGTTCCTTCTTGCGGCAGCTGTTTCTATGGGAGTCATCGGGGGAGCTATTCAACTCTTTCCACCTATTGCAACAGCTTTGGCTATCGGTGCCGGTGTGTTTGTTGGTTTAGCAGAAACAATGGCTTTGGTTGGAGGAGGTTTAGAATCATTTGCAAAGAGTTCAGATTCTGCAATTAAAACTGTAAATAACATAAAGTTTGATAAAAACTTTTCTAAGAAGTTAGTTGAACTTTTAGGCGCCATGGCGGGTCTAACTGCAGTCGGAAGTATTGCAGGGCTTTTAGGCGGGCTTTCAGCACCATTTGCAGTGTTGGGAGCAATTAGTTTTACAGCTATTTCCGCTACAATCACTAAGATTTCTAAATTTGCTACTGAACTTAATTCTATGAGCATACCAGAAGCGAATTCTATCAAGCCAAAACTTAAACAAATTCAAGATATTGCAAATTTATTGGCTTCATTCAAAGTTGGCAAAGTCGGGTATATCGGCTCTGTATTTAGTACAGCTTTTTCCAGTCTATCCACAGGCAATATCATTGGAACATTTAAAAAAGTTTCAGAATTTGTGCAAGAAGTAAGCTCTATGCCAAGCATTGATACGTCGGTATTACAAGCCAAATTTAAAATGTTAGCAGATGTTAGAAATGAGTTAAATAAAGTATCCCAAACTACATCTAATGGAGGCACTAGTATTGATGCAGCTATAAACTCATGGTTTGGGAAGCTTGACACATCCAATCTTGTATTATCTTTTCAAAAGGTTACTGATCTTGTAAAGAAAATTTCCTCTTTGGAAACTGTAGATGCATCAAGTCTTGATGCTAAATTCAAAACGATAAAAGATGTATTTGAAAAAATCCGTAGCTTCTCAAAAGAAAATTTTGACTCATCAATTTTTGATAGTCTAAATTCACTTTTCGGAAAAATGGATACTTCAAACTTGGTCAATTCGTTTACAAAAGTTGCGGATTTAACCAATAAAATCGCGGGTCTTCCAACAATTGATAGTGGAGTAATAGATACAAAATTCAAGGCAATTAAAAATGTATTTACAAAATTGCACGACTTCAAAATTGAAGCCTACACAGGAGATACTTCTAATTTAGAATCATACAAAAAGATTACAAGTGCTATTAATGAACTATCTGGGTTTATTAAAGAGCTTGCCAATACTAATATTGTCGATATTAGTGGTAAGCTGACACAGATTAAAACTACTATTACTCAGTTATCTAAGTTTACAGTCCCTGCACCACCAGAGAATTTAACACAGACTTTGGATAATGTTAAGAAGACAGTAACACCTTTGGGAGAGATTGCTACTTCGATGGGTACTATCGCCAATATACCTGATTTATCAGCTATAGGGCCTAAAATTGATCAGATTAAGGCAGCTGTAAATAAAATTGCTACTTTGGTTATTTCACCAATGGCGTCTGGACTTAAAAATTCCATAACAGGTCTTGAGCCTGTCATTTCTAGCATTACAACAATTGCTCGTAGTCTCCAAGCTTTTAGTGGGGTTGTGATTAATGGTGAGGCAATTTCAGCAAGCCTTAACACAATTAAGTCTGTGCTTAATAATGGTGTTTGGGATGCAATGCAAACAGGTTTATCTAAACTAGGTACCATGAAAACTACATTTACTAGTGGAACTACTGCACTTCAGTCACTAAAAACAATGGTTTCAGCGATGAATAATATTCCGGCAGCTTCAACAGCTATACAAGCAAACGTGGATAACATCCAAAAAGGATTAGACAAGCTGTCAGGTATTAACTTCAGTGCTGATATCGCTGGCAAAGCTGCTCAGTACGCTGCAGCAGTGAATAGTCTTATTTCTTCTTTAAAAGGAATGGGTGGAAACTTTTCTCCAGTAGGTAATGAGTGGGCTTCAAAGATTACTCAAGGATTTGTTTCAGGAATTTCTTCGTCTACAGGAAGGGCAACATCTGCAATCAGGAGTTTAATTTCTGCAGTTCGAGGAGCGGGTGCTTCTAGTGCCGGACAATTTCAATCTGTTGGGGCTATGATAGGTGCTGGATTGGCAACAGGTATGTACAGTGCACTTGGACAAGTAAGAGCTGCTGCGGATGCACTAGTTGCAGAGGCAAATAGAGCTGCACAAGCCAAAGCAAAAATACATTCACCATCTCGTTTGTTCCGTGATGAGGTCGGCTGGTACATTGGTGCAGGGGTTGCAGTTGGTATAACTAAGAGTACAGCAACAGTTGTGGGGGCTACTAAACAGCTTACTAGCAAAACATTAAGTGCTGCTACAGCGGTGCTTCCAAAGCTCCAAACAGTTAGCACAAAAATGATGGATGCTGTTACTCCAGATTTATCTTCATTGTCTAACTTCGCTCGAAATTCAAGAGCAAACTTTGAAAGTAAACTCAATGCTAATTACAGCTACAATCAACCAATTTATGTAACTGCAGAAGTAACCTCAACTCTTGATGGAAAAGAAGTTGGTTATGGTACCGCACGATACGTAAAACAAAAAAATGAAGCAGAAGATGCACGTCATAGACGTTTAGGAGGGAAAGTTTAATGTCTTATGAATTTAGAGACACCACAGATTTGACTGATCATAATGAGAGCTTACCAAGTGAGGCGTTCTCTATTGATGGTCTTTATCCCGAAATTGAGCTATCTGAAATAAGATATCGTACCTTACAAGTAATAGGCCGAGAAGAATTGACCTATGATTTGTATAAGGCAGACAGTATCTACGGAGTGGACGGTGAAGCTTTGATCAATAAACGACTGCCCGGGAGAGAGTTAACAATTAAGTTTCGAATTGTCACTCAAACGGCAGTCGAATTTGCGACAGCTTATCGAAAACTCAAAGGATTTTTAGTAGGAAATCATAGACAGATTAAGTTTGATGATGAGCCTAATCTTGTTTACGTTGGAACTTTATCTGCAATGGATAGTCCTGAACCAGGACAAGTACGAGGCACAAATACTTTTACATTTTTCTGTGATGACGTCCATCCAAAAAGTGTAGATACTAAAGTTCTAAATGCAACAAATTCTGGAGGTGTAAATGGCTCCATTGTTGCTAACGAGGATGGTTCAGTTACAGTAAACGTGATTAATCAAGGGACTCTTGAGACTTATCCTCAAGTAAAAGTTACCCATACTTCAGACAATGGCTTTGTTGGATTGGTTAGTCCAGAATCAGTGGTTCAAATGGGGAGTATTGAGGAAATACTCATCAATAATAAAACAACTGAGAAAGTGAAATATAAAAGTGCATGGCTCTTGAATGAAAAGAGGGGGAATAACACAAACTTCAAAGACTTCGCGAATTCCAAGGATACAAACCCTCAAAACGAAAAACTGGAAACAGATGGGACCATCGCTTTTAAAAAAGATGGTTTGCGACTAACTGCTTTGGGGAGTCCACCGGTTTATGGTTCATATCTGACTATGGGGGGATTGAAAAAGTTTACGATTCCAGCTGATGAAAACAAAGAATCCGGTGCGCGGTTCTTCAGTTCTTATATGAATATTTTAGCCTGGGCAGGAAAAATGGGTCAAACTGGTCTATTACAAGTACTTTATATGACAAGTGCTAACAAGTTGATTTGTGGTTTTGGTATTTATAAAGATGATTCAAAAGGAAATACTGCTAATGCACAATATTATATTGGTGGAAATACCCAGCGTACGTTTCATAACTTTAAGTTTCCAGCAAATAATGCAGAATCAAATCAAAAGCCAAACAATAAAAATAAAAATTTCAACTCCTCAAAAGGTGGAGTAACTATCACCAAAAGCGCCGGTGGTAAATTTAAGTGGTCACTGACAGATACGAGTCAATCTTTAACTGTTCCAGAGTTAGACAGTGCCAAAGTTTCACATATCTATGTGTATATTGGCCAGCTTAAAGGAAGAACCATTAGTACAAATCATTTCATGTCAAACATTGTTTTGCGTGGATTGAGTTTCAGAAAAGATGATGTTGCCATGTATTTTGATGAAACAACTGACGTCGAAACGATTATACCGGCCAATCCTCACCATTATGGTGAAGGAGAAGTTCTTCTGGTAGATATGGGCAGTGCTAAAGTCTTTAAAAAAGATGGCTCTATTCCAGGTAATGATGAGTTAATAACAGGGTCAGAATTCTTTTCAATTCCTCCTGGAGAAAGTAGCTTTGATTTGTTTTTCTCTGATGAAATGACAACATTACCAGATATTGAAATAAGTTGGAAAGAGAGGTTCCTATAATGCAAATTAGTATTCATGACTCTTCGATGGAACGAGTAGCTTATATGAATAATGATTTACCTGATGCGCTCCACTACTTTGATGACAATTGGCACAGATATTTAGCTGAAGGGTCTTCTACCTTTGATTTTAAAGTCAGGAAAAATCATCCGGATGCTTCATTGATTACTTCCCAGGGATATGTCTCATTTACCTATGAAGATACAGATTATTTATTTGTTGTCATGATTAAAAAAGAAGATGATTATGTTCTTGAGGTTCAAGGAGATAACCTTAATCTTGAACTAATCAGTGAGCAACTTGATCCTTTCAAAAATACAGTCGCTCACACATTGGACTGGTATATTTGGAATGCCGCAGGTCTTTCGTCAAATGTAATTGCGATTGGAAACAATCCGTTTACAGATACAAAGATTCTAACTTTTGAGCAAGGAGAGACAAAGCTTGCTCGCTTGATTGCAATTATTCAAGCATGGGGTGGTGAATTTGAATTTATCACCTCACTCAAGAATAACGGTACATTAAATGAGCTAACTCTTAATATCTACCCAGAAGGCGGTGTGGGAGAAGTCAGGGAAGATGTCACTTTATATTATGGTCAAAACATAAAGGGTGTATCTCGTACAGAAGATAAGACAGGCTTGTTTAATGCAATAACTGTGACGGATTCTAAAGGTAAGTATAAGTGGAATAACCTTGAGAAAACTATTAAAAATAGCGATGGTAATATTGAATTTTATAAAAAACTCAATGAAACAACTGCTTATGCACCTATTTCAAGGGATCTATTTCCTTCTCAAATTAAATCAGGGACGGCCGATCAGTGGACACGAAAAAATTTCAAGATTGAAGCAAAATCAATTGAACATCTTTGGGACTATGCACTGACTCAGCTAAAGGAGAATGCTTATCCAATCATTACCTATGAAGTAGAAGCTACAAGTACAGCTGTTAGGAGTGAATTAGGCAATGATAAGCGGTTAAATATTGGTGATACAGTCATCACTTATGATTCCAATTTTGATAAAGACGAAGGCGGTTTAATTCTTTCTACTCGAGTTGCTGAACAAGAAATATCTTTCTCGAATCCCTTGAATGATAAGTTGACATTCTCAAATTTTGTCAAATTGAAAAGTCAGATTTCAGATGATTTAATCGATCATATGAATGACCTCATCAATCAAAATACACCTTATCGCTTAGAAATTTATACCGATAACGGCACGGTCTTTAAGAATTCCGCAGGTCAGACGACATTGTCTGCCCACGTCTTCTTTGGCCAAGAAATCACGGAGAGTGAAGCGGATGCCATTCAATGGTACAAAGACGGAGAAGCTATTGTTTTAGGTACAGAGACAAGCTGGACGGTAAATGCTGAAGATATTGATGGAACTTCGGTTTATTATTATGAGGCAACGGTTAGCGAAAAGACATTCAAAAGTTTAGGTTTGACTATTACAGATGTCTCGGATGGACTCGATGGTGTTGACGGACGTTCGATTGTTTCAGTAGAACAGAAGTACCAAATCACTAATAGTGAGACAGCACCAACAGAACCTTGGGAAGACAGTGCATGGGTCATAGACACACCTTTCCCAGATAAAGAACACCCGTTCCTCTGGCAAATTACACGAACTACCTATGATAAAGAGCCTCTTACAATTGATGTCACGGTACTTGCGGGGACTTATGGCAAAGGGGAAGATGGAAAGCCGGGTGATGATGCCTGGACGGTCAACATGACCTCAAGCAGTGTCACACTACCCGCAGATAATGAAGGCAAAGTCGTTTCCTATGCGAACTCAGGCAATAGCTTCACAGTTATATCGGGATCAGGGGGATATTTAACACCACGGGCAAGTAGTGCAACACTTGGCCCTAATGAGTTTCAAGTGACAGCTACGGCTACAAATTGTAAGGTTGGTGTGTCTACAATTTTGACAGATACTCATCAAGTTGCTTTTGCGAATATCAGTGAAATTCCTGATGGCGTGGGGCGCACAGCTTTTATTGAATTTGCCATCAAAGTAAACATCGCTGGACAAATCGCAAATGTTTATAAGACACAGAATTTTGCGACTGCACCAAGTGGAGAAGTTGGTCCTCCTGGAGACAAAGGGGATCCTGTAACAGTGACAGGGCAGAAAATAGACTATGCTTCATGGGCCAGTGCAACAGAATTTCCAGATGATGGTGCAGAATGGGTCAGTGAAATACCGACAGTTTCAGAAGGCGAGTACCTGTGGACTCGAATGATTATTCAATTCTCAGATGGAAGTGAGTCAAGACCATTCTACTCTATTGGAAATCAAATTGATTTAAATGCTGTCTACTCAAAAATTGAACAAACAAAAGATGGAATTTTGCAAACCGTGGGTGAGAATTATACTTCAAATGATGAGTTCCATCAATTGCAGACCACGTTTGAACAAACAGCAGACTCTTTCCAAATGGGGTTTGATAATGTGACAAAGTTTATCGATGTGGGGGGAGACCTCACAGAAGACCAGTTTGAGGTAGTAAGCAGCTTCATCAAATTTGCGGCAGAAGGAATAAGGCTTGGACGTTCTGACAGCCCTATCCAGTTGATTATAGGAAATGAGCAGATCACTTTTGAACAGGCGGGGTATACAGTTGCGAGTATGAGCGATAATAAATTAACTATTAATAATGCGGAAATTGGGGAGTTTCTCAAACTAGGGAGCTTTGAATTTATTCCGCAAACAAATGGCAATCTAAGCTTTATGAAAGTGGGGTAAAAAATGGCTGGAGGATCTACAGCAGGATCACTAAAACTAAATAAAACAAGCTTTGCTTTGTCCGGTGTGGCAAGTAATAACACGTTGACTTATACCACAGATGGTGGCGGTTCTATGTCTACTGGACGTGTAAAGGTAGAAGTTGAGACAGTGACTTTGGTCAATGCGGCAGGGACAGTTTTACAAGACCTTCCTATCAAAGTTGCGTCTGACCAAGTGAGCGTCACAGGTTCTTACCAAATACCTTTGGATTTAGCGAACAGCTATCCATCGGTAAACTACACAAATCTACGAGTGATTGCCCATTATAAACAGGTCACACAATCAGATATGGGGGATACAACAACCTATTTTGATTATGTTCAAAACTTGACGGTTTATTTTACTAATGCGTTATATGCGCCGACTTGTTCACTCACTTATGAAGAAGCAACTCCGGGGCTTGCGGACAAGTTTGGAGCTTTCATTCAAATGTATAGCACTGTGAAAGCAACGCCTGAGTTTACAGGAAAATACGGGGCAACATTAAAAACTGGGACAGTCACCTTTGATGGTATGTTCAAAAACTTCAGCTCTGTGGATAGTGATATACTCTTTGGAAATATCAAAACATCAGGCAATCAAAAGCTAGAGTGTAAGGTGACAGACAGCAGGGGAAATACTTTCACTACTTCCTATACACTGAACGTTTTAGCTTATACGATACCTCAGTTGACTACCGTTGTTTTAGACCGTTGTGACGAAAATGGAGAGCACAACGACCATGGCCGATATGTTTTGGTAGAAGCAGCGGGTTCAATCACACCTCTTGGGGATAAGAATGATAAGTCGCTGATTGTGAATTATAAGTTGCCAGAAGATGAAGCGTGGGCTTCACAGGATATATCTTCCTTATTTGTTCGATATGTTATTGATGGTAAGGCAGTCGTTGGGACTGGTGATTTTGACCCTACACTCACTTATAATTTTAAGGTCAGTCTAACGGATGCATTCAATTCAACAGAGGTTTCTAAAAACATTACTACAGCGACACCGCTTCTTGATTTTCATAAGTCTGGTACAGGATTAGCCATTGGTGGGGCTGCGACGAAAGAAGATACTTTTGATGTCTTACTTCCGAACATGAGCGCAGTTAACTTGAATGTAGAAATGCTAGAAGTAGATGACAGTACTGTTTATGGTGTAACTACAAATAATGGATGGTATGAGGAAAAATTAGGGGATAACTTTTACCGATGGACCCAAATATTCAAGGTCAGTGCTAACATAGCCACAGCGTCTGGATCTCTTTATAATTCTGATACTTTAACTATACCAGCGGTACCAACAGGTTCAGCGAATGTCTATAGGGCGATTACCATATTAACGGCCCCATGGCCATGTTGGTCTGGATACTTTGCGACTGCGGGCGGTTTCCGGTTGTTCTCTACAGTAGTACGAACCTTCGGTGAAGTTACTCTTGAAGCAGTGTTATACGGTTCTAAAAATTAATGAAAAGGGGAAAATGAGAATTGGAGTTAGAAAAGCAGGTTAAACAGCACGAAGACAAACTTAAACAGCATGATAAAGAGTTATCTCGTTTAAACGACTTTACTTTACAAATGCAAAAAACAATGAATGAGGGACTGACGAGAGTTGATGAATCGAATCGTTTTTTACGTGAGCAAAATACAAGGCAGTCAGAACAAAATGCAGAAATTTTACAAGCTGTGATTAAACGGAATGATATTTCAGACGATCGTCAATTTCAAATGAAAATTATAGATAAGCAGAATTTTTGGAAAGCAGTATTTTCAATTGGAGGTGTTGCAGGAGCGATAATTGCAGCATCATTAAAACTATTAGGAGTATGAACGAAATGAATTTAAATAATAAAGCTTATAACATTATCAAATGGGTAGTTCTTACAGTATTACCAGCTCTAAGCGTACTTGTAGGGGCTCTGGGCAAAGCGTATGGCTGGGAGAGTACAGATTTATCAGTACTTACCATTAATGCTGTAGCAGTCTTTTTAGGGGCAGTTACAGGCGTAAGTGCTCTAAATTATAACAAACAACAAAAGGAGGAATAATATGCATAATGTAACAGCAACAATAGGTCTTCTTGTTGGCCAACAGGTTGGCTATTCTAGTAGTGCAGGACAATGTGGGGCTCTTGCCTCCTATTGGCTGTCTGTTCTTACAGATAAAGCTTATCAGTTTGCTTATGGTATGGCTGGAATAAATGCCAAATGGGTGCCAGGGTCAGACTGTAATACTGCATGGAATGTCTACACACAAACTAACTGGGAAGCTATAGGTTTTGAAAAGATAGATAATCCAAGTTTTAGCCAACTTAAAGCAGGAGATATTTTCTTCATTTCTGCACGAGACGGTTTGTCTACGGGCCATGTTGGCATTATAGCAAGCGTGGCAAACGTTAACGTAGTTACTTATGAGCAGAACGTTCTTGGTGCTATGTACGTTCAGGAGCTGCCAGATTCAAATAGTTGGTCATGGTATAACGGATTTAGCGGTGTGGTACGTAAGAAAGAAGAAAAACCATCAACAAGTGGTGGTTCAAATAACAATGTTCAATTAGGAGGACTTCAAATGTTTATTCAATATCCAGACGGGAAACAGTATATCATTAGTGCAACAGGAAAAAATTATATCGAAACAACGGAACAATCAAAAATACTTACACAATTCTTTGGAAAGCCAAAAATTGTAGGTAAGGACGTGAATCAACGTGAAGTTGATCAAGTCTTAGAAGCTTTGACAGGCGGTGAAAAATAA